AAATAATTATTCTATTGATAATAATTTTACCAATAGAACCTTTGTTTTTTTCAATCAAAATTTCATCAGCTTCTTGTGGTAATTGACAAGATATTTTTTTATTACTAAAAATATTAAAATCAATTATTTCTTTATAATTTTTTAATAAAATCTTATTTTTAAAAAAAGATATGTTGAGAAAACTATCTCCAGATTGTTTCTTGCAAATTAGCTCTATATTAAAATTATTAGAGTTTAAATTTAAAGGAATAGTTAGCTTAGAACTAGAAGAAATTTCTACTGGAAAAATAGAAATTTTTTTATTAACATATATATTTTTATTAAAATGAGAATCAAATATTTTCATTTTATCAAACTTTCAATTTTTTCTGCCGCATTATTCCAAGTATATTTTTCGCGCAAAGTTTGATTATTTAAAAATAATATTTTTGATAAACTATTATAATCTTTATATGCTCTTAGCATCTGTTGTGATAGATGCTCTAAATCTGGCATGTAAATCCTTGCACCTTTATTGACCTTCCAATACTGATACCTTTCGTCAGCATCTATTAGTTTTGCATTTACTAATAAAGAATTGCTATTATTTAAGAAGTCAAGCTGACCAGTGCATCTTGGCGCTATAATAATTTTATCTAAAGCCAATCCCTCCAGCAGTGGAAGGCCAAAACCCTCTGAGGAGGAGGCGCTAACAACGGCATTGCAAGAATTATAAAGGGGAGTGATATCTTCCAGGGTATCTACAACAACTTCTACAGTTGGCAGCTTTTTGCCAAACTTCTTTTGAGCACTCATTAGCTGATCTAAAAAATAACATTCAAACTTATGTTTTGGCTTATTTAGATTAGTTTTTATTACCAAGCATACATCATCATCTTCTTTAAAGGCAGCATAATATGCCTCTAATACTAGGTTTATATTTTTTCTAAAATGAGGAATTGATACATTTAAAAATCTAAATTTTTTATTATTTTTTAATAAAAATTTATTTTTATTATTGTAAATAGCTGGGTCAATACCATGTGGTATTGTTACGCATTTTTTGTGATCCCAGCCGTTAGCTATAAAGTTATTTCTAGTCCAATCGCTAGAAGGAAAAATATAATCAACGTGCTTTAGTTCCGAAAGCCATTCTCTAGGAAGTATTGAGGATTCATAGTTATAAATTGCTGCTTTTATTTTTGATTTCTTATCAAATCTACTAGCGAAATTTACTGGTAGTGTATATGCAATATCAAGATCTGGATATGGATGCCATTTATCTATATCTTCTAAGATTTTATTTTGGATTAATTCTCTGCCATTAATACTTTTTAGATATAGCTTGTGACCTCTATCTTTAAAAGCAGATAAAAGACCCCTCATAGTTACTGACCAACTATGAGAGGTTCCAAGCATTGTTTCAGATCTTATGTTTAACGATTCCATAAGATAATTATACTAAAAAATTAAGCTAGAAAACTACAGGGAAATGGTCCTTCTATAAAGAGTCCTGACAAAGTAGATCCAGTAACAAAGAAGCATTCCTCTGTCTCAGATAAGGAAGCGGCAGGAGTGCAGGTTCCAAGACCTATTCTTGAAAGGTCATTAATGCTAACTGTTAAATCATTATTCTTAAAGCCAGCTTTCTTTAGGTAAACTCCTAAATTTAAAACTGTTCTATTTTCAGTATTTGCCGAATCATATAATATATTTTTTGTTTTTAGAGTTAAAATTCCAGTAAGTGGATCTAAAGTTGATCCAACTTTAAATATAACTCCAGTTGTAATATCATAATATATAACTGTAATTAAAATAGAATTTGAAATATAAAATGAATCCAACTCGCCTGCATCAGAAGTTAAAAGAAATGCCTTATAGTAGCCTGGTAGGTGCCCGGTGGACAAGAGCATGGACTTTATCGCGTTGGTAACGTCAAAGCTAATAGTGTCACCTGCAAGTCCAGAAGTTGGAATCAGCTCGGCAATAATCGATGAGTTGGATGATAAAACTAGGTCTAAATATTTAGATAAATTGTTAGCATTAATATTTTCATAAGGAATTAATTTAAATCCAGTACTTGTAATATTAAAATCTTGAGTTGTAGTAAAGTCAATTGTTGCAGAGATAACCTGAGTCTTGGAATTTAGATTTAATGGAAAATTAAAAGATAGTTCATTTAACTTAGCTGTATTATTTCCAATTAAAATTTCTGATGCAGCAGATTCATCTGATACATTTTCATCATAAGAAATAATAAAATCATCTGAGAAAATATATGTCTTATAAATATAAGAAGATGAAACACCGGCTCCAGAAGATTCTGTCTTAAAGATAAGATTGGCAGGACCTTCTCCAGGATTTGTGGTAAGCAATTCTCCAATTTTAACGTATTCTTGATCGATAATTAGGGAGTCTACTTTGTTGTAGTAATAGTAAGCGGTAGTTATATCATTAACTCTTCTAATTCTAAAGTTAACATCATTACCTTCAAGATCTGGCGCTGGTATGCTAAAGTTGAAGCTTGAGATCTCTACGCTTCCATCATTAATTGAGCCGCTCCAGAATAGCTCTACTCCATCACCATCTCCTAATTGTCTCCAGCCCAATTTTAGAACAGATGTTCCTCCATACTCATTATCCATTGTTACCTGGGCATAAGTATGGATTGATCCTAGAACCAATTTTGATGGATCCCAAGACTCTCTTCTTCCTGTAAAAGATATGGTAAAGTCACCAGTTAAGTCTGGCTCAGCAAGAGGCCTTGTTAGGGTAGAGTTATTTGTAACAGAAGTTGTATCTACATTAATTTCAAAAGAAGCATATGTAGAGTTAATATTGATTGCCGTATATATATCACTTTCAAATTCTGGCCATGTAGAAAAGCCAGATGAATAAACCTCAGGATATGAAGAATTTAATATTATATTATCAATAGCAAATGATTCACTAGATTCAGTTGTATATCCATCTGTAGCATATCCATCAATTAGGGCATCAACATGTAGGCTTGAAATTGCTTTTGAAATTTTTACCTTGCCAAGTGATAAGTCTGTTGTAGCTCCTGAATCATTGCATCCAACTAAAGTTCCATCGGAATACTTCATAGCTGGATATCCAGCTACTGTTTCACATGTGCCATTATATGATTTTATAAATGATTCATAAATATTTATAGAACAATTATCAATAGAACCGGGTGGTAATGGCAGAATTACATTAACATATTCAAAGTCACCATGATGAGGAACTCCTGGTGCCGATAGAATATCTCCATTTGGAAGATATAAGTCATTTGGTAAGACTTTTTGATTTTTAATTAATGGCGCTTGATCTGCAGTTTCAAAACAAGAATCATTTGAGCAAACACAATCAGTTGTTGCAACCTCTAAGAATGATTGTTCTACAAATCTTCTTAGATCGATAATATTAATTAAATTATCTGAAAAGACATTTCCAGAAGATGTTATTGTCCAATTTTTTAAGTCAACTGGAATGTTAACTAATAAATTATTATCTGCAAAAGTATTAACTTCAGTACCAGAATAAATAGATAAATTAAAGCCAGAAGATCCTGCAAAGCTAACTGCATTTCCACTTATATCAACAACTGTAGCAGAAGCAGATAGTGCAGAGAAGGAAATTTCTGAAATTAAATACTCACCGGCATCAGCTTCTGTTTCTGGAATAACAATTTTATCTCCAGCTCTAACAATTCTGGTTAAAGCCTCAGAGGTGATGCTAAAAGAAATTACGTTGGATGAGGTAGGACAGGATCCAGAGCCAGCATCATCTTGGAAGATTATTGGATAATTATTTTCAGAATTAATATTGGAAAGTCCAATTTCTAATATTGTAAACTGCTCTGGAATTGAGAAGTTTATATATCCATCAATTGCATCTTCGATAATGGAAATATCACTTCCATCAATAGCTCCATCATTATCTACATCAGCTTTATAAAAATCTTCTAAACTAATGGTTCCATTTAAAATTAAATTTTGCGTGACTAAAGATGTTAGGGTATTGCCAGCCAAACTTAAGACGGAATCTAAATCTTGATATGTTATCTTTCCATCAGAGTTAAAGTCGGCTGCCCTTTGAACAGAACATGATACAGAGGAAATCTTATATTGAGAGCCACAACTGCATCCAGTATCTGGAATAAAAATTCTATTAACAAGAGCTTTTGTAAGAAGGCTGCTAGGAGGATTAATAAAGTAAATTTTATCTGGAGTTATTTGTCCAACTTGTGAAAAAGTACCAGAGATATCAGATGGAGATCTGTCATTATTATCAGTTACATATCCTAGGATATTTGGATTTAAATCTAAAATAGAATTTAATTCTGACTCAGAAAAAATTGCAATACTATAAGTATCCAAAATTCTTGTAAATGTATAGTTTCCAGTTCTAGGATGTGCAATTGGTGTTGTAAATTTTTCAGATCTATCTAAAACAATATAGTTTTTTTCTCCATTTATATTTTTTAACTCTATATCCTTTAAATTAAATGGAATTAAATTATTTCCAATATACTCAATATAGCTTGGCACTTCAAATTGAACGCCATCTTCTGAAAATGCTTTACCACTGGTTAATTCGACTGTAGATGAATGTAACTCAAACCAAAGACCTCTATCAGAGTCATCAACATATTTGTTATTGATAATATCAAATTCTGTAAATAAAGTTGTTTTTGGCTCGTATTGCTCTTGAATTGTTAATGCCTGGCCATTCTGAGTTTTTTGATAAGACTTTTCATAGCCCTGATAAAGTCTAATAGTACCAGTCGAGGTATCTCCAACCCTTTTAACAATAAAACAATAATAAGAATCTATCTCTAAAGATGGCTCTAAATTTGGATTGGCAATTAATGTAGAAGAGAAATCAAAATCAACTATAGTTGGACTCTCTCCGAGCTTAACACCCATTGCCAGAAAATCATCATAAGAATATGTTGCTTCAACAAGAGAAGTTGCTTCTGGATCAAAATTTATTAAGTTATCTGGAACAGCATCAGTAATGCAATTTGTTGCTGTGGTTAGTTTATGAATAGAGATAACTAAACTTCCAGAGAATTCAGAAGAAATAGAGGTATCTAGGCCCATTAATAATGAGATTTTTTGTAGCCCATTTGTTTTGGCCAAGAATTTCTGACCATAAGAAACTGCAGAGCTTTCTCCTTGAGAAAAAAGCAAGATTTCAGATGGATCAGTTTCATAGTAAATTTCTGAACTTGAAAAAGTTTCGTCAAGTGCTTCATTAAAAATATCTAATAAAGATTTTTCTTCAGAATAAGTAATAAAATTATTTAAATAATAATTAGGACTTTCTACCTGTGAAACAGTAAGAGACTTTGGAAAAATTTCGATAGAATCTGACTCATAAATAACAAGATCTAATTGTTGAGAAGATAAGTAATTATAAGATTCAGCAGAATTATTATAAAAAGAATTACCTAGTCCGCCACTTAAGTTATTAAAATAAATGGCATATATATTTTTATAATAATTAGAGGTAACTTTTTTTAGAGACTCATTAAACTCTAGATACTCTACTACAATTTCTCCTCTAGAATCTAGCGGATTATATCTGGATCCTAATATTACAATTTTAACTGGATAATTATTTTTAATAATAGCATTTTTCAGTTCAAAAATAAGTCTTTTACCAAAAGTGGCATCAGAAGGTTGTCTATCTAGAAAAATTGGCTTACCATCAAAGTTGCCGGCATTAATTACAAATTTGGAAGCATTTTCCGAATAAAAACCAGGGTTACTTAATGTAAAAAGCGCCCTCTCTTCGAGAGGGTTTTCCTTAATCAAGCCACTACCGTGGGCAGACATGATATGATCTGAGGCTAGCCCTCTTAGATGAATCTGCTCTTGATCTAGGTCTGCCTCAGATAACTTTTGTCCATCAAAAAAGTTAACTCTTGGCACAATTGTTATATTACTTGTTGACATTAGTTCTCCCAAACCTTCTTATTTTCTGGGTCTAACCCAAATCTCATTTTGAATCCTGTTTCTTCTTCCACTATCACTAAAATTAAATCCTCTATAGAGCTTACGTAATTTTTCTGGAGCATCTGATTCAATATTAAAAGCAGGATCTATTGCTAGGCTGGAGGTATATCCATTAGAATCAATAACTTTAACAACTTCTTTAAGCAGAATTCTTCCAAGACCCCTACCCTGACTATCCGGCTGAACGCCAAGGGAACGAATGTGTAAGTTGTCGTCTTCAATTTGATAAAGAACATAACCTATTAGTTTTTCTCCATCCAATAGAACGAATCCTTCTGCTGCATTGAAAATACTAGAATCCCTATCTCCAAAAACTTTTTCATCTAAATCTAAAATTTGCTCATTATATTTTGGATCGTAGATAACTACTGATGGCCCCTCTACTTTATCTAAATCAATATTTAGAGAGGCTAAGACTACTTTAAGCGTCTTTAATTTTTGCAAAATTATTATATTACTTATTGACATTAATTCTCTGTAGCCTTATTCAATAAGATCATTACTTATTAATAGACTTAAAATTTGATATTAACATGTTTTTCTTTTAAATTTTACAAGAACATTGGTATGAGATGGTTTTAATTTATTGACCAAATAAACAATAAGATCTTCTATTTCACTAGAATTAATTTTACCAAAATCATCTACAACCTCTATATCAAACTCGTAAATACCTCTAACTAAATCTGTTATAGTTATATAATTATTGTTATTTTTAAATATTTCAAAATTATTCAAATAAGATGTGTGAATATCATCAATTAACGGTCCTACAGAATTTAAATTAGAACTATAATTTAAGTCTAAGTAATTACCGGAAGAATCTTTTGTTTTTAGCCTATCAATCTTGCTAATTCTAAGATTATCTAATCTTGATAAACAAGAGCTGTATCCATCATATCTTGATCCAATATATATCTGCTCTAATACATCCAAGATGCTTATAGATGTATTCAGGACTGAAGAAGGATTGGTGGATCCGTCTACTGCTAGTTTGAGATAATCAGTTCCAGTATTTGCTTTCCATGAGGCAGCAATCTTGTGCCAGGAGTTTGAAGACCAGTCAATAACTTGATAAACCAAATATGTTGAGTATTTATTTGATATTTCAAAATAAATTTTTTCACTTTCGATATAAATTTGTATTCTGGACTGATTTGAATTCTTTTCAAAGTATTTGACCAAAACAGGATCATTGCTAATTAATTTTGTTTTTAATACAACAATTTTTCCATCATTTTTTAAGATAGCACCATTTGCAAAATTATTTAAAGTTCCAGTACCACCGTCTAATCTTCCAGATATTCTAGATCTAGAAATTTCATCATATCTAGTTGTCTTATAGAGACTAGAATCTTTTGATTGAGGTAGTGTTATAGAAACAATTTTTTCAGCAGAAGTTGGTAGCTCAATAATTCCAGTAGAAGTTGGCACCACAAATGCAGTCTTGACATTATAAGAGTCAAAAATAACTCTCCTTTGATTATCTGTATCTGTAGATAATAACGGACTAACCCAAACTTCTATTGTTCCATTGTTTTTATCAAAAATATTTGGAGCGGAATAATTATCTGGTGGTCTATTATAGAATTTTCCAGAATAACCAAAAGTATTATTTACGCTATTAAAGCCTACAATCAACTCATTATTATCAGCATATCTGGCCTCATTGAAAAGAGGTCCTCCATCTGCCATATGAGATTCTACATAAGTTTCTTCGGCTATACTTTCTGTATATCCTAATTTTTTCATTTCTGAAATAAATTTAGTTTTATCATTAATAAACTTAGACAATAATTCTAAATCTTTATCATTTAACTTATATTTAAAATTATCTTTTGTATTTAAAAATATTTTATTTCTAAGTCTTCTAATTTGTAATTCAAATGGATTATCAAAATGTGACAAGAAGATAGTTTGCTCATCAGGGCAAGGCTTTTTGTTAGATACAAATTCTTCTGTAATACTCTTTGAAAATACACTATTAGATTGATAATCTCTTGTATCACCAGACATCTCAGTGATAATTTTTACCTCATCCAAGAGTCCTCCAAGCTGTTTTTGACCCAGCATGTTAGATCCTAGGAATAGTTTATCACCAACTCTTGGTAGTCTAATACTCAGATATGATGGATAATCGAATGTATACAGCCCAGATGGAAGCTCATAAGATACCTGTCCATAGCTTCCATGGGTGGTGATGTAAAAAATTCCATTTGAATATTTATAAACATCAGCATAATTTCCACTATTATTGCTTTCTGTAATACTATTAGTTTCAAAAACTGAGAACAATAATGGTTCATAATTATTGTCTATTATATTGAAATTTCCAGAAATTTTAGTTATCTTGGTATAGAAATTAGAAAGATTATATATTTTATTTTCATTTATATAAATATACTCTGAAATAAATCCATCTAAATTTTCACCTTCAATATATAGATAATTTTCTACTGAATATCCATCAGTACAATAAGCTATATTATCTGAATCAAACTTAATGGAAATTAACCTTCCATAATTAGGGCTTTGATACTCAGAGCTTACAAGCAGTTCATTTTCTAATTCAAAGGAGAAGATATTTTCGTCAATAGTTCCAGATGGAATGTTGTCATCCAGCAAGATCCTCTTGATCTTAACAGAGCTCAAATCTATGGGTTCTGGCATATTAGTAATAAAGCCCGATACCTGATCTAGATATTCTGGACCTAATATTCTATTGCTAGAATAGTTTATTTTTTCAAAAATTTTAGATTTATTTAATCCAAAATTTTCAATCCATATATCAAGATCTGAGATTTCTACTGAGCCAAGCCAATTACAATTTATATCTTTGTATAAAAAGTCTATATTTCCATTGTTTAGATTTATTCTATATTTTGGATTATCAACATTATTATTTACTATAGAAATAACACCATTATCTACAGTATATAAAACTCCTCCTAGTTCTTGTTTTTCTTTTTTGCAATTTATTTGATAAATTTCAAACTTTGTAGAACTAAAAATAGTTCCTAGTAAATTTCCGTTTACATGAGGAGGTCTATAAAACTCTATATTTGAACTAGAAGTTGTAAAATAATATGGAGTCAAACTTTCTATCTCTAGAAGGTAAATGCTGTTTCCATCTACAGAGCTTATAATAAAGGCTTTATTGTTTAGCTCGGAAGCAAGACCACCTTCCTTGATAATGATAGATCTGCCAACGTCATTGTGATCAAAGTTGGCAGAAGATGATGATAGATAATTCTGTCCGGCTAAAACTTGACCATCATTATAGGTGTCATAAAAGGACAGTTTTGTCTCTGAAAAATCCTGAATAATATCTTTGGCAATATCTCCAACCTTGGAATCTTTCCAGGGTGAAACGTATCCTCCAAACTTATAGAGAGATGGTACTTCTTTGCCGTCTATAAAAAGATGCATTTCATCTTTTCTATACTCAGTATTAAACCTCCATGAAGCCCCTATGTGGTGGAAGTCTCCTGGCAAAAAATCCTTAATATTTGTGGCTATATTATAGAAGTTTTTATCTTTTTGATATAAAGAATCATAAATTCTAAAGTTTAAGTATCCATAAAAATCTTTATATAGAGAAATTCTATTTGTAGAAAGATCCTCACCAGAATCAAAAATATATCTCTCTAAATCAGAAACCAATACCAGGGTATCTATGTCTGATCCAGACTCCATATATCCATAGGCATCAAGATATCCATCTGCTTTATTGTAAAATTTAAAGTCAATAAGATCTGTTTGAATTAATAATGTATCATTATCTTCTAAATTTGTATCAATCTTGCTAGAGATTAGATTTAATTCAATATAATCTATATCTAAAGATATTTGATTATAAGTTTCTATAAAGTTATTAGAAACTATATCTTTATCATTAAACTTAATATAAAGTCCAGGCTCTAATATATTATCGCAACTATAGTTGTAAGTTTCAAGTATAGAATATTTAATTCTTGAAATAATATTATTTTTATAATAAATTGTAATTAAATCACTGTATTTATTTACAGTAACTTGTAAGCTATTAAAAGTATTATCATACCAATTAAATGGCACTAGATCCAAAATGCTTCCAGAGATACCATCTAAAATGGCCAAATACTTCTGAGTAGAGCTGGCAGCAAGAGAAATCTTGAGATCTTTTGATCCATCAAAAATTTCCGCAATGGTTGTTCCGATTAAATTACCAACGATATTGCCTGAGAATTTTCCAGAATTTGACCCAACAATACTTTCATCAAAGTCTAGTACTTTAAATGAAATTTCGTATTGCAAATCTTGCATACAATTTAATGGCAGATAAAGATAGCTATTTGAATCTTGAATATTATTTATTCTATATATATTGTTAACTAAAGATGTACTAAATTCTCCAGATTTTTTCCAGTCATAAATATTATGCTCTGTTCCACCTATAATTGTATTGATAAGATCACTGCCAAGATTGTAGAGAGATTTCCATCCACCTCCTTCTAACAGTGATTGACCGCAGAATCTATATCTTGCATCACAAGAATCTACTGGGCACTCTGAATCATCTAGGGTTGACTTGGCATAGGAGAAACCACCATCAGTCGTTATTCTTCCTTCGATATAATCTTGAAGCTCTACTGATTCATAGTCTATATTATAGCCATCAATTGCCGTATAGCCTTCTGGTCCAATTGAGATAATAGATTGATTTGGAATGACTGACTTGAACTTCCAGCTTCCAACACTATTTCCATCTACAATACAATTTTCATCAAACCAGATATAGACAGATTTACTAGCTGTATCAATATCTGGTCTGCCATAAACATAGTTAAGATCTTTATTAATTGTAAAAATATAGCTCTTAGGATTAACCTTTGAAGATCCAATATAAATATTTTCTAGACCTAAACCTTCTTCAATTGAATAATTAAATTTTGAAATATTTATTTTATTTTTAACAACAGAATCTAAACACCCAATAAATATTTTATTATTTAAATCAGAAATACCATTTATTTCATAGCTTAAACCATACTCTGAGTTAAACCAAGAGTTTAAGTTTAGAAAATCAAATAATTCAGAATATTGATTTACCAAAAGTAAATCAGAATATGCAACATCAAAATTATAATTATTAAGTTTAAAACTAACTTTATTTAAAATTGGATTTCTATCTATATCTAGATTTAGATTTTTTGTAGTAAAGTTTACTAAAATTGGTTTTGCATTAAAGTTATATAAATATTCTGAATCAAATTTTTGCCTAATAACAGATACAACTGGAGTTAATATTATTCCAATTCCACTAGGCTTTGTGGAGTTTATGGTAGCACTTCCTTGCTGTGTAATGTGCTGCTGATTGTCAGGAATTCTGTCGACATAGAAACCATAAATAACTCCATCATTTGGAATGAAATTGACTTCTTTATTAGCAGCATCTATAAAAGATTTAATTGTATAAACTCTTCCATCTTCAAGAACGTATTTGCATCCACTTATATCATCGATAATATTAAACTTATCAGATAGATATGAAATATTTATTCCTTCAGTTAATTGAATTTTTATCTTATTAAAATCTTCATCTCTAAATTTTTCAAGAGAAGGTAAATCTTCATAGGTAACACAATTACAATTCCTGATAATATATGGTCCATCGAAATTAGGGATGTCATTTTGAGAAACATCTTCATCTTCAATTTTTAAAACATATACTCTTTCAGTAACTGAATTGATAATTGGAGCTAGGGCTCCAGCTAACATTAGTACTCTATTATCATCCCCAACCGATACAATAAAAGGGCTTGTATAGTAGCTGAGGAAGATCTCCAGCCCGTCACCCAGGTACCCTCTAGAAGAGGCTGGAATCCCAGAGTGGAACATACCCATGCCAAAGGTCGAAAGCCTCTCAGAGAGGGCTCCAGGGTCATTCCTGTAGAACCCAGAGAGTGACTCCGAGGTGCTGGCTAGGCTGGCGGAGAAGGAAATGGAGTGCTTGGAAAATTTGGAAGAATTTAATCTATCATGGTATTTGGTGATACCAAATGGACCTATCTCCTCACTACCATTTTCAATAGATTGGTAGTTATAAATTGATAGGTAATCTCCAGTCCAATCTGTGACACCATATCTATCATCTGACATAAATAATTCAAAGTTTTGATCTTTGAAAATATTAGAATTAATTTTTAAATTAAAATTAATTTCTGACATTTTAGAAAAATCAAAAGTCAAATTAGCATCATTATTAATGCCATACCAATCATTTCTAACCCAGCAGCTAAAGGTCCCCTCGTCCAAATTTATGCTTGTCTTGGCTGGAGTTGTTATAGTTAAATTATCGTTAACTATAACACCGGAATCAAATTTTCCAGATTCAAATTTAAGTATACCACTGTAATCTATATTTTGTGGGTTAAGTAGATCTCTACCCAAAATCCATGATCCAAAGAAAGATTCGGAAATTTCAGGTGTCTGCTCTGTAAATTTTTCTATTAGATTTTCAAAAGAAGAAATGACAGGGCCTCTAGAAAAAGCTTCAAGTGTACCTTGTAATGCTTTCCTATAAACCTCTCTATCTGTGTTTTGTAGAAATTTGGTAAAGAATGGAATCTTGGTTAATAAACCAAAATTATTTTTTAAAGAATCTCTTAAAGCACCATATCTATATGTTACATAATATGGTTCTGACTCTGATATAGAGTTATTAATTTGCCAGTTAATTTCATTATCACCATACTCATAAGAAACAACTAAATAATCAGAAGTATAGGTGTAATCATAATAAATACTTCCAGAGCTGTACCATGTGGCTAACCTAGTTCCTGGTAATGGGATAAAATCATTTACATAAATAATTTGAATTTGGTTTAAATTATTGATTAAACATTCTTCAGAAATATTAACTAAAATACTAGAGCTTGTTTCTGTCAGAGAAATTTCATTAACAACTTTAGCGACTCCATCCTCTGGAATTATATATCCAGAAATATCAGTTATATTTAAAATAATAGTCTCGCCAGTAATGCTATCATAAGAAACAATTTTAAATTTTAAACCAATACTATCTTTTATATAATCATTAGATAGATTGATATTTAAATTTGCATCTATATAAATCTTACTTTGAGAGCCTAGATCTTCAACGCTATAAATTTCGGTAGGGAATTTTAAACCATCAAGTGTTTGGTCTGAAATTTCTGTATTAAGAGTCAGATTTTTAATGCTATAAATAAATCCAAAGTTTTCTTTTTCAATAGAGAAAGTATATCCAGAATTATTTTTTGCTTTAAATATTTTATTATTTTTTAAATCTAGATAATTATTTTCTATCTTAAATGATGGTAAAAATAAGTTTTTTCCACCGTTTATTACTGATTCTAGCGCAGCATATTGAGAGGAGGCACTCTCTCGATAGCTGGGGTTAGATGAATTGTTTCCAAAAATACTATCTAGTTTATAAATTCCATAAAATGTAGTTGGAGCCAATCTTGGATAAATTAGATAATCATCTGTTACCAAATTAGTTTCTACTTCAGCCCCATTTAGATCTAAGACTGTAGAGTTATCTGGAATTTCAAAAGATGAATTTAAATTTTGAAAATAAATTCCATTATCTATAGATGTTTTATCTATCAGATAAGAGTAATTTTTATCAGATAGACTCTTCCTTCTATAAGCTCCATCACATGTGATGATATTAACATCGTTAGAAATTACCTTTGCATGATCATAGGAGGCGTATCCCAAATCTACATCGTAATCTAAACCAACAGCAACATGAATGACTCCATTGAAATAATCTACTATATAGTCACCGGCCTCTTGTAAGTTGGCCAAAGTAATTGTAATAATAGATTTATTGTTTTGATCATTGGTCAGTTTAGTTTTTGAAGAATTATAAAATTCACTATCATTAAAAAAACATTTTTCATTAACAAAGTAAGTTTCGCTTAAAGTTAACGAGGCATCAATAAAGCTTCCAATTGCATCATTTTGTTTATTTAAAATATTTTTATTTTCTAGCTGAACCGATAGACAATTTAATCCAATATAATACTCTGCATTTAAGTCAGGAAGATCTGAAGAGCTTGTTAGTGCAAAAGAATTTATATTTAAATTTCCATCTGGTTCTGCAAAAAACTTAATGTTCATATTTTTAATATTTCCATCAGCGTCTTTCAAAAGATAGTCTGGAGATATTGTATTGATCAAATGAGATGGAATTGGTGGATAAACCACAATATTATTTAAACTTGAGTTATCAATAATTTTAAATTTAAAAATAGAATTTAAAAACTTAAAATAAGGCGTAATTTTTTCATTTTGTACTTTATCAAACTTTGGGATAGCATTTTTAGCAGATAAAAATTTAGGGGGATTTATTCCTGAAAAGTTAATTTCATTCTTATAAAATGAAACAGGCTGATAAGTTTCTCCACTAGTTTGATTATATATTGAAAATACTTTTGTAATTGGTCCATTATTTGTTTTTATTGTAAAAGTTGAAAGCAAATTATCTTCAACTTGTTCATTTAAAACTTCAGTGTGTATTTCTGATTTATAATCGACACCATCTACAAACTGCTGCTGATAACTAAAGGATATTATTGCAAAAGATTTTTGCAGTGATCTACCAGAAGTAGCAGCAAAGTCTGTACCATCTATATAATAATCTAAATTTTTATTATATGTTTTTCTATAAAAATAATCTACATAATACTGACCATCACTAGTTCCGAAGATATTATCTCCGCCAAAAACTATCACCTCTCCTGTTTGATAATTTACCGCATATTCCCCGGCGAAAGATGGTAGTTTTGAAGTGTTGAATGGAATTTCATATAGAAAAACTGCACCGCTTGAGCTACTAATGTTTAGATCTCCAACTACGCCCAGCTCACCAGACTGATTAGTAATTGGAGCATTCTTTAGAAAGAATCTGGTAGATTCCTGTGGTACGGCTTCATAGGTAACTTCTTCAGTATTATATACTAAAATAGAGTCGAGATTGATTTTCCTAGATACATCTTTATATAGGTAAGATATCTTGATTGTATCACCTGGAGATGGAAGTATAAAGCCGGAAGATTCTGATAATAAGATTTCATTGGACTCCAAGCTAGCATAGGAGAAGGCCCTATATGGATCGTATTTATTATTTTTTATTGAATAATTTAATTTTTCAATATTATAAATATACTCTATTTGATCACAAGCACCGTTAGCCTCCTTAATAATTGAAAGGCTTTCTAGTTTAATGATATTATTTTTTTCTAATTTTAACAAGTAACCAGAAATATTAGAGCTTAAATTAGAAAAAATAATCTCTTCAGAATGAAGTTCTTGCTGTAAAGAAATTGGATAATCAGAGATAAATTTCTGAGAATTAATATTGGAATTAGAATTAAAATATAGCTCTTTAAAAATTAAATTTCTACCAGATGGGTACTTTGAAATAGACTCTATTAAGTAGGCATTTTCATGGGCAAGTCGATCCTTGGCACCACTGCCTCTGATTCTATATTCGTCTTCAACTCTAACAGAAATATAGTTATCAGATAAAATCTCTCCAATATGTTTTTCAACTTGATAAAGATCTTCTGCTTGAGCAGATAAGATATTTCTAACACTAGAGCCATCTAGTGAGTAGGTCTTTGGTACATTTAAAAAAATTCTATCTCTAATAGGGTTATAAGAGTCAGCCCCTACAAAATATACTGATCGACTAACATCATCATTGGCCAGTCTATCACCGTCTTCGGCTGTAAATTTAATCTGATCAGTATCTTTTAAAATTAAGAGATATAAAGTTCCAGAAACTTGCGGATTAGTTGTTATGACAATAGACGATCCAGATACAAGAGTATCAAGTATTTTAATACTATCCTCCAGACCAACGGAAGAGCTTACTGAAAAGTTATCTACATTAATCAGTGTAGATAACTTTTTATTAAACCCTAGCTCAATCTGAGTAGAAGAGATTACCTGTAATGTATTAGGTCTTAATGCCATTTTATGCCTTAATTAATTCTAAATTTATCTTTAGAAACTGCGTTTATAATAATTGTACCAGGAATAATAGTCTGATTCTCTAGTGCGTAAATAAAAGCTTTTCGACCTGTTTCACCAGATCTATTGAATAGGGAAATACTAACCGAATCAACACCTCTTACACCGGCAGCCACAGAAGAGACATCAGAATAGTCGACCCTTGATCCAAGAGAATTAGTGGTAAGTAAACCAGTTATTGCAGTAATAACATTTTGTTCGATAGAATCCGCTTCTGCTAGAAAGTCATCATTTACTAGTATTGTGCCTGAAACGTCAACCTGTATAGAAAAAGCTTCCTTGACCAAAACATCTGCAGTAATTGGCCTTGCAGACTCTACGGCCTGAGTTGCGTCTATAACTAATCTATTTAGATTATATGTAACCTGTAATCTTTCGCCATTTTTTGGAGCAGAAAATGAATAATCTACATTATAATTTGTAAATGAGATAGGCTGGTTAAAAGGGGTAGCCTCTAGGGTTCCTCTTAGTATTCCTGCAGTATTTTTAAATCCATTTAAAATTGAAATTGAATTTATTCTGCCAAATGTGTTTCTAGTTATTTTTGCACCAGATGTTCTAGCATAAACATCTTCTTGTTCATTTGTATTTAAAATTTGACAATGAACTTTAATGGTATCTCCAGAGTTAAAAGAACTTGGATTTCCAGAATGTGATGGGATTGAAAATTCTAAATTAGATAATAATGTATCTTTTGATGATCTATTTTGATCATACAAGTTATCTAATAAACCATATCCATGAATTTCAATTTCTTTGGTTAAACCTCCACTTACATAGAATAATTTATCAATTTTTGCAATACTATAAGATGAAGGGATTGAATTTAAATTTAAAGTAGATAATAAACTATTAGTTATGTTTACTATCCTGCCGTTTGTATGTATTCCTGAAACTTCCAATATATAACTGTTGAAAGATGATCCTTGTACTTTTATCTTTCCTGGATTTACAATGGAAGAAAAAACAAATCTTATTTCAGATGGACCATATCTAAAAATGGATGAAGGCAATGCATCAGTAAAGTTGAACTCTATAGGCTGTCTTAGGATATCTATATTACCGCCAATTCCTGCCAATGTATTTTCATTGGTCAATGATTGAATTGGTAGATTAGATAAATCTGTTTGAGAAATTAAAAAATCTATTTTTGCAACATAAGATACATAAATAGTTGATTGATTAACATAAAGTGTAGTAACAATATCATTAATATTTTGTATTTCTCTAGCCTGTTCACTTGGAAGCGTGATAAGGTTATTTGCAAAAGTACCATCGGTTCCATCAAAATTATACAATTCTATCTTATTATAGAAAACTGAAACTGCCTCTCCTGCAGTCCCCATAGAATCGGATGGCAATATGATCTTATAGCCAATGATGGTACCATCATTTTTAGTGGTATTATATAACTCTAAATTATCTGAAACTCTCTTTATAGAAATTACATTATTTATTACTTCTCCAAGAGATGAGAGATCTACTCCAACGCTTTCTACGCCACTAACTGTTACAGTAGATAAAGTAGAGTTTGTTGATGACTCAGTCCAAATAGAAGCAATTGAAGTGATATTATTAGATATTTCTACCTGATACTCTAGGCCGTCATCACTAATGCTTATTACCGATTCTTCTTTTCTTATTCCATTTGGAGTGGTCCAATCAACCACATCAGAGCTGGAGGTAGTTTTATATACAGATATATTATCATTTCCAGCAAAATCAACCGATGGATTAAAATACTTTCTCCAAATATAGTTTACAGAAACAACATCGGATGGGGCCGGAAGTTGTTTTCCTGAAATTGAAATTTGACCACTAATATTTAGACCAGTTTTTTCATCAAAATTTTGATTAGATATAACATAAACTTCACTTGTAGTTAAATTTTGCACCCTATTAACTCTAACTACTGGTCTATGAACAAGATTTATAATGCTTCTATTTGTCTTATTAACAAAAGATGCTTCATTGGCTTCAGATACATCTAGATATATTTGATCTAAAGTGTTAATGTCTGTAAATGATAAGGAGTCTATACTATTGATAGAGCCTTTGGCAATAGACTCTCCAGATACTTTTTTGACACCAGAAATAAAATGAATTTTATCATAACCAAATGGACTTCCACCAACTCCATCTGAGGTATCTTTGATTAGCTCAAAGTTACCATTAACCTCTCCAAATTGATTTGTATATTTTTGAACTAACTCACCAGATCTACTGCCAACAATTGAAACAATATTCCCAACTGGTTGGAGTGGCAAGTTATTATTTTTTAAGGCCAAAAGCCTTCTTTCCTCTATTGTTCTAGTTAAATCTTGGTTCTGCTGACCTAGAATATAATCGTTCTCTTCTCTAGTGGGATCGCCTTTACCAGATAAATCTGTAAAAATATATGATTCAGAAACTGGCTCTGTTCTATTTCCTAGAACGTATATATCTACCTTACCTCCATTTCCAGAATTTAAAATTCTAGTACTACCATCAGATGTGGCAATGGTCTCTGTTCCATCTCTTAACATTAGAGAGCTACCGGGCTCTACAATGTTAACATCTTGAACACCGTTTAGAGATAGTATTGCCGACCTATATCCAGATCCAGTACCAATATTGGCTCCACTAAAGATTGACAAAATTCTAGACCTAAAACCGTCATCACCTTCTCTATTTTGTCCGCCAGAAAATGGTGTTAAGTTGGTAACAGTTAAGCCATTTAAATTTACATCAAAAGAAACTATTTGCAGGGATGAAATATTTCCAGAGGAACCAACCCTAGTGCATTCAACTGGAATTTCTAAAGCGTAATTTGCAGTGATTCCAGCAATATTTAGAGCCTTTTTAAGTCTATTGGCGTTTGCTGCAAGCCTACCCTTATCACCGACAGACATTGAGTAGTTTCCAAGTGTTTTGTAGGTCAAACCATTTCTAGATGTTGCAGTAGTTCCGGTTGGAATTGGAATATCAGAAGAGAAATTATTTGCACAAACAATTATAAAACCTGAAGATGGAGAGCCAGTCTTTCTTCCTATGCCAAAATTACTAGCCAAAAGGTCTAGGTCCTGTCCAGATGATGATGCTAGAGATTGTTTTTGAGATAAAACATTCAAAACATTATAAAATCTAGCAATCTGATCGGCTGGAAGATCAATGAATAAATCCCTAGATACACTTCCTGGCTTTGTATCTAGATTTGGCTGGCTAATCTTGAGCCTTTCAATCATTGAATTTACTATGTCACTAAAACCCCTAGAGCTAGCCATATGAACCCCTTACATCAGCCTAATAGTGATGTTATCAAAAACTTCTGTTAACTGTTGTGTTAGTACAGATATTCTTAGATTATACAATCTTGGATCAACACTATCTCTTAAAACACCAATGTCTAAAACAGAAACAATTACTTCGGACGGAGACAAAGTCTGAGATCTTGCCTGCCTTCTTTGCATAGCAATTAATCCATTAATTGCTGATAATGCAGTATTTTTTATTTCTGCTTCAGTTAATTTAAAATCAGTAGATCCAATTTCTATCTGTCCAAGACCACTTCCGTAGCCAGGATGATATTTATTATCACCATAAGCAGTCAACAAGATTTTAATAATGTCTTGTCTTAATTTTTGATTTCCAGATACAGTTACAATAGAACCGGAATTATTAATCTGCAAATCACCTTTAAAAATTTTTAAATCAAATGACATTTCTCAACCTAATTATCTATATAAAAATAATAGATAACTATAATTAAGATTATACATTTAATTTTTCAAAAATCCAATAAATAATTGATAAATAGTATTAACTCTCTCAGTTAAAACGTTAACTGCTTGTCCAATTGGTATTTCTGAAATTTTTCTTTTTTTATCTTCATCAAAAGTATCTTGGTTTACTTGACGATACATAGATTCTCTTTGAGAATCTGTTAGCAATGCAACAAGATATGTTTCTTCTATAGTCAATAGTGCAATAACAATTGCAATAAAATCAACGATTCCTACTCCACTTCTAATTCCAATTGCCACCTCTAGATCTTTTGCAACTTTGCTTCCAACAGAATTTTCTGTTTTTGCCTTTCTATCTTCCTGATCAATTCTTTGGTTGATATATTTTCTTGGAACCTGAACAATGTTGACTAAAGATGACATTAGATGTGAGCTAGGAACAGAAGAATCTCGATTAACATTTGTCTGCAAACTTAACGAATCTTGATCAACATCTTTAGTTCCAAGTAGCAACATAATTGAATCTTCAATTAAAGCATAATTATTAAGAATAATTCTTTCTTTTGAAAAATCTCTATCTATAGTAGGTACGGCAGATAGGACTGAGCCTCTTGGATCATAGCAGCTTCCAAATAGCCCTTTTCCTGTTCTTCTTTGTGTTACAGAAATTTGCTCTATATTGCTCCTAGTACCATTAGCTAATGCCTCTAGCGAGTCTAGCATTCTAATTATTAAAAGGGATTCCAAATAACCCATTAATTCGCCAGAAACTGACGCCTGCATTACTTCTTTCGAGCTGTCTTCTCCTATTAAATATGGAACACCTTCTGTTTTATAGCTTGTTGTTCCAGAGATAACATCTGTTCTAATTCTAATAATTGATTCTAATAAACTAGACTTTAAAAATTTTCCATTAACCATTCTTTTGGTTGCAGGTAAAAATGGCTCTGCAACTATTTTTTCTGGATCATTAATACACTTAGAAATTCTACCGTCTTTAACCATTGGAAATAATAAGGATGAATAAACGTAAATATTTTGCTCAATATTATTTAAAGACTCATCGCTTGGTTCTTTTTTAACTAGATCTTTATAAACTTTATTAATGGCACTTTCTGGAAGAAATCTAGTTACATCTTCTCCTATATATGCGTAATAAATAAACAATAAAAAACCAGTATAATTAACTATTGTTTCTGGCTCATTATCTTCTTTAAAAAATTGATCTAAAGTTTTCTTAGACCAACTAATTGGATCTCCTAGGTTTTTATTTCTATCAAAAATCTCCTGAACTTTGGCATTTAAATTTTTGTCTTTTCCAGTTGGAACGCTAGATAATAACTTAGAAATATAGCCATTATATTGACCTTCTAAAGTCTTTTTTTCTTCAGTATTTGCATCAACAACTTTACTAAGAATTAGAGAAAAGGTTTGAATTTCTGAAATTGCCTCTGGTGAAAAATTATATTTCTTTTTTAAAAAATCAGCAGAACTTTGATTATTATCTATTAAATCAAAATGTGATACACCAGCTGCACATCCAATTGTGCTAAAGGCCTGTCTTCTGTCTAAAAATAAATTATATATATTTTCATAGTTAACTAAATTACCAACAACTTTACCATTGGTATCTATAATTGATAGAGAAATACCTGGGCTATTAGCCTCGACATCTTCCCATGACGGAAGTCCAATCATTCTAAAGAAAGCATTATGATAACTTTCAAGTGGAGTTGACTCCTTTGAAATTTCCTCAATAATAGAGCTATCTCCATCACGATTATTCTGTAAAGACAAGGTTGCCTCAAAAACTTCTGAAGGAAGATAGCTAGATCTAATGTTTTCTATTGATTTGATTAAAATATCAAATTCAGTATCAATTAAATTAAAGGCATATTCATAAAATTTCTTGCCAGAATTGTCACTACCTTCTGTATCCTCAAATCCTTCCGATAAAGTTAGCTGAGCCTGTTCTAAGATGTTTAAAAAATTAGTGGCCTCTGTATCATTAAGAAAGTTATTATTTCCAATAATATCTTCAATTTTACTTATATTTGCTTGAAAAGACATTAATTCACCATATCTGTAAATGCAACCTGTGGCATTATAACTGGATTTTCAGAGCCAGAATCATCAACATTATCATTAAAATTATTTGCTGTGAATAGTACAGTTAAAATTCTATCTACCTTGACTAAAGCTCCAGGTGGGAAAATTTCAGGGGTTGTAGTAACAGTAGCGTCAGCAGCATCTGGTATACAATCAGAAGAATCACCTGAGGTTGTAATAGATGTTGAAATGCCTCTATCGGTTACAGCCTGAATAACTACATTGCAAATACTAGCCTTAAGTGTAACTTTTCCAGGTGTTTTTGATGTGATTTTAGCAGTATAAACAGATCCTGTTTTTGACCATAAAAATTCTTGTTCTGAATCTACTTTCTCAATAGAAGCACCAGAGGTAGTATCTGAGACTATTGTAATTGAAATTTTCTGCCTAGCATCTAATGACTCAATAATTTCATCATCATAAGAATCTCTGGGAATAATTTGAATTGTGGCAGACTCTCCAGCTTTAATGGTTACCGAATCACCAATTCCGGAGGCATATTCCATGGCTCCAGTAATGGTTGGCATGGTAGAAACAGCCCCATCTGTTACAACCTCGGTAACAACAGTAGACGGATCAACATATTCCTCTAGATCAGTCTCGTCTGAGTCTTCAATTAATTTAAAAGTAGTATTTAGTGGATTAATTACAAACTTACAAGCATCATCTATAGCTAATGTTGTACAGGCAACAAGATTATCGTATGTGGCTCTGACATCTACAATAGAGATTGGATCTGGAATGCTACCAGAGGCAAGCTTATTTTTTATCTTTGAAACAATTCCATTATCTCCAACAAAGAAGTCTCTAAAATCCCTTAAACACCCTAGGTACGGCTCTACTACATCGCCTCCAAAGTCTAAGGTAAAGCCTGGAAGGTCTAGTAGTAATTCATTTGTCTGTGAAGCACCGCAAGCTGCAGCAATATCATCTGCCACCTGTCTTAGATCGACAAAGTGAATCTGAGGGAAATTGTAAACATCAATCGTGTTAATGGCATATTGGAAGTCATCATTTTCAGCCCAGCTTCCATTGGCAAAATCGTAGACTCCATGTTCTGGGTATGGGAATTCAAAAGTTATTCCAGAACCTGGAGAGACCAATCCTGACAAATAGTTAGCAAGTCTTGTAGCACCATTAACTCCAATATAACCGCTAGAGCTAGAAATTGTAGCACCATCTTCTGAGAAGAGTTCATCATTTAATTTTCTATAATTAATGTAAATGGTATATGGAGTAGGAGGTGATCCATCTGGCTCTCCGAAGATACCAATAGGGCTTGAGGATCCAAATAGTGTCTTATCATCCTCTACATTTAGCCAGGATGGCGAGGAGGTATCATCAATATCCAAGAATGTGTCTATTGATAATCCTTCAAAATAAGCAGCATTTGCCTGCATCTTTAGAATGGCATCACCAAGCTCTTCTTTATATCCAACATTGAAGATGCCTGTGTTTGGATTTCCACCTTGAGCACAATATACTAGTAAGTCATCTACAATCTTACTCTTAAATAATCCGGCCTTCTGCTGATAAGAAGCAGTTTTTCTAATAACCTGTCTTTCCTCTCTATCAAACTTTTGAGTTTCTGCAGCTGGGAAGTTAATCATTTTTGCAAAAATGTTATCAATTACAGGATATTTAATACCATCTATTTCATCAAATCTAATGGCTAGACCATTTTCTTCAATGAAGTAAACATTAAATCTTTCGTCAACAATAGCAAAAGAGGGAATTCCTCCAAATGTCTTTGTGACAGTGGTAGTTGTAGTAACAGGCTCCTTTGTAACTGGATTAATTGTTGACTCAATAACTTCAATATTGGCAACCAATGGCTTAGCCCTATAAGTATGTGTGCCATCTGATCCTGGTCCTGCATACTCAATAAAATCAGAGAATCCATCTATTGGGCTGATTAGTTTTATGTTTTCTTTATTGATATCACTACCATTATGTATTTCTAATTTATTGCCATTTTTACGCAACATGGCAGGTGGTGAATCAAGTGTAAATAAATCGTCAATAATCTTCTTTTTAAAGAAAATCCCGATAATAGTCCAGGCATAATCACTGGTTAGGCCGGCAGATTTAAATTGAAACTCTACAAATCTTGGATCATTTTTCTGGTCCAAAGTTGCAGTTCCAAAGGAGAATCTCTTCTTGGACTTGGTACAGGAGATGCCAAATGATGCATCAAATTCTCCATTGGCAAATCTTAATTTTCCATAATTAATATTATCAATAAAGCTGTCACCATTTTGATCTCCAGAAAAGAATCCACCATTTATTACAGTTTTATTCTCATTTGTTTGTGAGTCAACCAAGTCTGGCAGGATAGCTCCTGCAAAACTGGAGTTATCAGCAACAACTGTGACGGTACCATTGCCTACTGCCTCAGAGACTTTAAATAAAACATTTGTAATTGCAGTGCCATCAGCAGCCTCCGGTGGATTGTTGTAATCTACATCTAGAATTTCTTCTGGATCACTACTCTGTGAATCAGGTGTGTTACCGTTCTCTCCAGTTCTATCGACAGGTAGATTAGTATAATCCTGTGCCAATGGAATCATGGCATCTGGAACAATGACTCCTTTTGGAGCTATCTTGCTAACAATAAGCCCTGCCAACATGGATGGATCAATACAGGCTGGCTCATCTTCATCCTGTGTTATTTGACAGGGGAAGGAGAAGGCTAGCTGTAACAGCTCTAAAATTAAGCCAAGAATTTGAAGAATTGGTTCAAGAACCTGCAGGTCGGCTTCAATTGTTAGAAGGTGTTCATTTAATGCTAGTTCTAGATTTTTAATAGACTCAAAATCTCTTCTTCTAACAGCAGTATCTAATGCTGTTACAATTTCATTAATTGCAACAACAATACCTAAAATTTTATGAATTACACAAAGCAATAATTCTAGGATATGCAGTGCTATAGTTAAAAATAGAACTGGCATAGAAATTTGTGGCAGCAATAATATTAAATCAAATAAACAGGCAAAAAGTCTAATAACAGCAAATGCTAGTTTAACAGGATGTAATAGAGCACAAATAACGTCTATAATACAAAAAATAACTTTAATAGGAATATATAGTATCTTTAAAAATTTCAATTGCGCAGATACTTCGGCAGTTAAATGGAACGACATATCACAGAAGCTCTTTAGGGCCTCTTTGGTTGCCATAGCTTTATCATAAATAACTGGACCAACCTTTAACTTACCCTTCTCCTCAACAATTCTATCTAAGACTTTTTTAGATTGTTTATCAATTGCACTCTTTGCTTTGTCAAAAAACTTATCAATATCCTGCCCTGCTGTTGGATCCAAAACTCTTTCGGCTTTAAGCCTATCTCTATTAGAATTTGTTATGCCAAACTTGGCACAATCAGATCCGGCAAAAGTAAGGGTATAAATTGATGGTTCTACAATAACATTATAGATATAAATCTCTCCATCAATTCTATCGAATCTTGAGCTACATCTGTATCCGCCTAGCTCAAACTTTGAATCAAGATCTCCACCTTTAACCTTTACAGTTATCTCTAGAGGTGAGGATCCTAGCTTTACATCTCCAAAGGAATCAGGAAAATATTCTTTACCATCTGATGTAGTAGTAATGCTATAGACCTCTGGAATGCTAGATTCTATAACATGAGTTTGTTCAATTAAACTAGTTGCTACAACTAATAATTCATTAGATGTAGACTGTGAAATAAAGGCTTCATTATATTCAATTGTTTCTGGTAAATAACAATAATATTGATTTAAAGAATTTATTAAAGTAGATCTACCACTAGGTCCAGTTGTAGAATCCAAGGCAGAATCTACCAATCCTGACAAACTAAAGTTGGCACTGGATAGAGCATCTGTTAGAGCTGAAGCCTTCCTGAAGAGACTGTTGACTAGTTCAACTGCGGCAGCTATTTCGGCAGCAGTTGAATTTACATTGTCTAAAATTTCCTGCAGACTAGCAGTTGCTGAGCTTAAGTCTAAGAGAGAGTTATTTGACTCTATTGCTAGAGATAACTCTGCGCTTGATGATCCACTGTTGCTAGTTACATCATTATTTCTAGAGAAAATATCTGCAGATTTTTTGGCCGTTTCTGCCAAAACAGATTCTGCAATAGCTGCCGCGTCAACTCTTGACTGTAAAATATCTACTGTACTGTAATTTGTAATAATTACATTTTCTTCAAGAATATTTTGAGTTGGATTGGCAACATTTTTCTTTCTAACACCATCAGAAAGATAAGCTCCAAAGACTTTATTGACATCTTGAGCGTTGGTAATAGAATCTAGATTTCCAAAAGTAAGTTCTAAATTAATTGGTCTAATTTTTATTGGAGATATAAATCGAATATATAAATCGGATGGACCAGTAGCCCTGGTTGCTGCGGTATAGATGGCGGTAGAGCTACTCGATGCTACGTTGGGGCTTGGCTGAGCTAGATAGCCATATCTCTGATAACGGAAAAGCTCACCAGAATTAACAATAGGAAGGACTAGAGAGGTAGTTCTTGGTGAGAAGTTGCTATCATAGGTTTCTATTCTTCTTTCTAGATTACCATTTAATTTGATTTGTTTAGAATCATTTGACTCTACAATTTGATATTGTGAAGAAGTAAGTGTTTTAGAAACCTTAGTATATACTTCTGATCCATAATTAGAATTATATTCATAATCACTTACAGAAATAGATACGTTTGAATATCCGCCTAGATTTAAAGATGATATATTTCTAAAGTAAGCACAGGCAATATTATTTGAAATATATTTTATCTTTCCAGATAAAGAACCTGTGATATTTTTAGATCCTATATAAAATCTATAACAATCTTTGTAATATTTTTTATCTTTTCTAGGAGCATTAAATAAAATAAAGAAATGATCTAATGTTTTTTTAATAGATATTTTTTCATTTTTAATATTTGCTGACTTTAAGTTTAAGAACATCCTTAATGGAATTTCTTTCTTAATCTTATATTCTATTCCACTTTTACTTTGTTTTGTTGCAGATTGAATATTTCTTATATCAAAATTACAAACACCATCTTCTCTTCCGTCTACCCTAGCAAGAAGTCCTAGGATATGCGGAGGGTTGACGAAAGCAGGTCTGTCCAATTCATCTGCACCTATTTGAAGAATAGATACTGGATAATATTTATCAGCTTCAGATAGAGAAACATTATAGTCAGAAGTAATAATTTCATTTGAAAAAATAAAATAGCCCTTCTGAGGTTTTAGCGGACCTTCCACTAGAGATCTGACATTGTAGGCCCCATATTCTATTGGACCTGGAAATGATAAATCTGCAAAATTAGAAAGTCCATTACTTGAAAAGTTTTGATCTCCAAAATACCAAGATATTTTTTTATTAGAATAGTAAGTTTCACCATTAACAGTAATTGAAATTACGTCTTCTTTTAATCCAAATGTTTCTACCAAAGATTTGGCATCGCTTCCTTTAAAGGCAAGGTAGGCAAAGATATTGTTTTTATTTTGCGATGAAAAAATTCCAGAGTTAGATCCAACTCTTATCTTGACATTATTTCCGCTAAATAAAACAGGAATAGAATCTGGACCATTAACATTTATTTGAGTCTCTACAAGATCTTTAGCCTTACCCTTTGGTTGATAATAAATAGAGTTAAGAGAAATAAAATTAATCTTATCAACACCTTTGGCCGGCAGTGTTGCTGAGGTAGCACTATCTGCTGAAATATGGATAACAATATCTTTATTTGTTTCTTTATTTTTTGCGTTCTTTACTTTCAAATAGATAGGGAAATCACCCAAATTGGTAGTAATTTCTGACCATTTTTTTTCAATATTTATTTTAACTAAATTTGCAGAAGCACTAAATCCAGGATCGCCTTTTTTGGCGATTAATTTATCCCCTGTTCCACCGGAAATAATATAGGCAGCCTCTGCATCTCCTAGGTTCTCTCCAATAATATCTATTTTTATAGAATCGTTAGTTCTGATTGGACTTCCACCTAAGAATCCATTGGGACTAATTTCTGTTATCTTAGCCTCACCAAGAGAGATGTTGATATTTGGACCTGGCAATCTAACAAATTGTCCAGTTACACTATCAAACACATAGGTGGCAAAAGAAATTTTATTATTAGGATCTCCGATATCAAATGTTCTCTTGGTAGCCGTTACTTCTGGTGCCTCTCCTGCCTTAAAATACTCCCTGAGCTTAGATTTGCCATTAGCAGATAGCTGCAAAATTATATCTTGATCACTCTCAGTACTAATAGAATGATCTAATTCTATCCAGTGGGTTGGTACCTGGGATGTTAAATCAGATGGTACATAAAAATCTTTTGAAAAATCAATTTCAGATTTATTATCAACTTGTTTTGTTTTTATAGAAAATAAAAATCTTGGAGAATTTCCGGAAATAATATATCTAGTATAAGACTGCTGAGTCGAATAAAGCAGAACTTCTCTAGCTTCATTTAGCTTATTGCTTTCTCTATCAACAACTGCTATCTCTGGCCTATTTAATGAAGACAAAAGTGTATCGGCAGAAGATACACCATAGGTGGCCGCTTCTTTTTCAAACAGAGGGACTGTTCCATATTTTAAAAATAAATTATTAACAATATCAGGATTTTTCTTGCTAATAGTAAATGATGATGCTTTTCTATCTAGTGGTACTGTAGCAATCTCAATAGGCTGAGAATAGTTAATTTCTAGAGTTTTATCTAGACTAAACTCATTATTTTGTTTTGAAATATTATTGTTGTCAATTTCAGATTTAATTAATGGTGATAAATAAAACTTCTTATTAAAGACATTTAATTCATTTTTAAGATCTTTTACATAAAGAGAATCTAATCCTGTATAAATAATCTGATTATCAAATTGATTACCAAAAGAATCTGGGTAAGTCATTTCTCCATCTTTTAGGGTTAAAGATGGCAACTGATTATATTTTAAAACTAATGGACAATATTCGTAAGAGGTATCTCCTTTAACTAAAATTTCAAGAATATAAAATAAAGACTCTTTTATACCGTCATTTTCTCTTGTGGTAAAATTGCTATAATATTCTGTAGAATCTCTTCCTGATAAGTCTGGTGTTTTAATATAAAAATTTGAATTAAAAAATGTATAATATCCGCCTAATTGCAACTTATCATCGCTCTCGGCAATTATAACTTCCTCTCCAATTCTATAATATGGAAGTATCTCTAATATTGCAGCAGAAATAATATTCTGAGCTTCATCATCTTGATAGCCACCAGGATTATCATTTAAATCTTTTAGCTTTTTATAAATTTCAGAAAATTGTATACCAAGATTACCTACAAAAGTCCCTGTACCTATTGTAAGACTGGCATCTTGTGCATCTTGTCTTGTAACAGATAATCTTGAATAAATTTCGAGAATTATCTCAAATGGAATAAATTGAAAGCTTAAAAATGGAGAGAGATTTTCATCTCTAACATTTTTTTGTTTATTGGCATTATAAGTATTCTGCAGCTCAGTAGCTGTACCAGGTGAAAAAACGCTACTTAAAATAAACTCTGGAACTCCATCTTTCTCGTAGAAATTTTCACCAGAGCCTAAAAATTTAGAAATTTCATAAAAAGTTCTATTTAAAGAAATTCTTAAATCTGCTAGTTCTTTATATCCAGCAAAAGATATATCTGTTAAATTATTTGGTAAATATTTAGAAAGTATATTGTCTTTAATAGACTGTACTTTTAAATCATAAGATTTGGTATCACTTTTTTTAAAAGTATAACTTGTGGCACTAGGAGAAATTCTAATAATTGCGCCACCAGATAGTGGCATGAAGTTTTGGCCATTCCTAGGAATAACAACATCGGATATGGCATTTGTAAATGCACCAGATCCATCTAAATCTGGTCTCTCTGGATTACAATTTATTTGTACAATAACTTGATCTTCAGTCTCTTTTATTGCGCCAACTATAATCGATGTAATTGATGGAGTGCTCATACAATCTATTTTACTTAAATAATTAAATATTATATGTTATATTTATGTTTTTTGCTATGCAAGTTTTAGTTCTGAAATTTCTTTAAAGAGAGTTTCTATACTTTCAACGTTTGCGGTTTCTCCAGTGACATAAGAATTAGCTGTAGTAGACTGTGGAACCCCAACATCTTTAATTACTCTGCTTTTCTCAACAACTTTAACCCCACCCATACCACCATTTAATAAGATGCCGCTCTTGGACTGCAATGTTATTTGTCCAGAATTATTTATTAACATTGGAATATCAGCCTTCATTCCAGAGATTACAATACCTTTTTCACTAATTGAGATAACAAAATCAGAATCGGTTTCTGGTGGATTGGGATCAGAATCACCTAGTAAGCCCTTATTTGTTAGGTTTACCCTTAAATCTAATCTTCCTGGGTTAAATTCACCCTTGCCAGAGTGACCGCCTATATTAAACATGGCGTGTCCATCAGTTTGTACGGATAAACTTCTATTGTTGTTATCCTTACCAAACCACATAACGGCACCACCCTCTGTGTCAAGTGTAATGCTTTTACCATCGGCATCATCTTTACCAATAGACGCCTCAAGAGAGCCTTCTAAATTTATATTTGAGCTGACACCGCTATAAGATGGCGCTGATGGATTTTGACTTAGATCATCGTTTGAATAGCTAGGTCGATTTTCAATAAACTTTCCTGCAAAAACTGATGATCCTCCTGGATTAATTATGGGATCCTGTGGTGTAACCAAAACAGTACCATATGCTTTTTGATATTCCTTCTTGCTAGGGTTGGCAAGAGAGGCTGCAAATCTAGCGCTATCTTTTTCAAATGTCTCATTAACTGCCATATTAATGGTAGCAATATCGTGTAAGATATCAGCAACCCTAGGTGGAGGGCTAATTTCAGAAATGTAATTAGCGAGCAACATTTCACAGGCATAATACATGTTATGATACTTTGTTGTATTAACTCTGATTTTTAAATTATTACCACCTGATTCTCCAAAATAGCCGTTTGAATTTGAAAACTCAATTCCAGAATATCTAACGTTATTTTTTCCCCTAACACTCATGGCTAAATATGCTGGATCGGCCAAAGATGGAAGCAATATAGCACCTTCATTATCTCTTAAGGTTACTGGAATCTTATCCTCAGAGCTTGGCTGAGAAAAGCCGTTAACAATTTTTGAGATAGTCTCGGAGTCTTTAATAAATGATGTATTATCTACATACATAATATTTCCATTTCTGGAAGACTTTGGAATATTAACTTTTAAAATGCCCTCCTTGTCCAAGATGACTCTGGTATTTTTTGGAGAAATAAAATCTTCTTTAATATTATCATGAGTGTTAAGTTGAAAATGATATCCAATTCCTCTTTTAAAATTATTTTTAATTCTAGTAAAAGATGGATTATTCTCTTCTTTTACCTGAAAAGCATCTCTTGGGCTTTTCAAATCATTAAATAATGTTACGCCATAATTAATATTAATTGGATTATAATTATTGCTTTCTGATAACAAGTTTCCAGAAATAACTTGCAGCAATTGATCTGGTGCCATATAAAAAAGATTATATAAACCCCTACTTTCATTATATCTAGCATTTTCTATTTCATCATAAGCAGTCTCTGGTTTATTAGATAAGTTTAATAATTGTTTTTCATTTTCAAATCCAATAAACTTAACTTTTTCACTTACTTGATTTATTATTTTTTTATAAAAGGTAAGCGGAACATTTCTTGGATTTTTTAAAATTTCAGCATCATAAGCCGATCCTGGAAAAAATAAGCCAACCTTATCTTTACTTGAAACATCTGGTCTAGTTACAGCATACATATCAGAACTTGATTTTGTATAACTTGCTTCATTTGTTCTCTTATGATATTCTCCAGAAAAAGATCTAGATGCTGCAGAAATATGTTGAGAATAATGTGATACAAAATTAATTAAAGTTGAGGCATTTAAAGTTTCTATAGAAATACCATTGCCATTATTCTCCATAATCTGAATAGAGCCACCCTGACCACCATAGGAGTTTAGAGAAATTTTTTGATTAGCAATACTTCTTAGTAGAATATCTCCTGGGTTAATATCATAATTTCCGTCAAGCATGACTCCCTGCTCGGTATCTGAGACTGGATTGGAGATACCGTCATGCTCTTGCTGGGCGGGATTGTAGATAGTCTTAATAACCTGGGTGTGATTAGTACTTCCAGGATAAACCTGGATGGCTATACCCTTAGATCCTGGTAATGGCTTTACAAAGCATCCAAATTGACCGCCAGTTATTGACCCTAATTCTGTATCAAGAACTTCGCTTGGAGCTGAAGTATGCTTTGCAACAATAGTTCCATTTTTAGCAACTTCTTTTATAATTATTTCTTGAGGAATCATGGTAGTGTGCTCTTCAAAAAGAGCACGCCTAACATTACTTATAATTACATCTAAAATATCCATCTGTTATCCCTTTGGAATAATCTTTGCAGGAATTGTAACGATGCCTACTTCTATAATAGTATACTCTGGTGTAAGCCATTTGTCTAGATTATCACGAATATCTATCCAAGACTTTTGCCTGGGACCATCCTTCGGAAAGATGTCATAGATGGAATCAGATGTTCCGTTTGTGCCTAAATTAATTTGAGCATTTAATGCTCCTATTATCCTTCTGTCTAAACAAACTATTTTGCCAACTGATGAGCCATTGGTAACAGCTTCTGATGCAGAGCCTGCACCACCAAAAGAAGCATCGCCCTCCGATCCTTTATTGATGGCAGATATTTGCTCAATGATCTTATCTGCAGGAATAGGATAGGCTATCCTAGAATTAGGAAGGGACATCGGCTGAGAGGTATATCTATTAGAAACTGAGAAGTTATCTACATCACTTCCAAAAATACCGTTTAAATTCACATTTAAATTAGAAATGCCGTTAGCATTTGTAGTAGAAACTTGGATGGGATTTTGGAAAATTGATCTAACAACATTAAGTGCTTTTGTGGCATAAACTGTATTTTCTTGATCTCCCTCAAATTTAATAAATGCCCTTAATAATAAATACCTCTCTCCAGATAGGTATCCTGTAGATAACTGCGACATCATCTGGGTAAACCTAGAGTTATTATCACCATATGCTAGGAGATCTACCTCTGGATTTGGATTGGTACCATCTCCAATGCTTTGAGGAATAATCAGTACACACTCTGGTGATAATGGAATATAATTATCATCAGATCTGCTAGAACGGTAGGTTAGGAATGGAGTATCTGTTTTTCCAAGTGTTTGCTGACCAAAGATATCCATTGGACTGGGCAGGTAAACTCCTGGAGGTCTTCCGTATTTAAGAGTAAGTGATGTTGTAAAATCTCCAGATGAATAGCTAAAGCTGTGGCTAACAGATGAGACATAGTATAATAAATTTTTAGAAGGAATATATACTGTATCTCCTGGCTGATAAAATTCATTTCCAACTATAGATAAATTTGCAGAGTTTATTTCTGCTCCAGCAATAATGAGCTCTAAAATTGCAAATGGTTTGCCCATTGTCTCTGAGTCTGTGATAAATGGAACATTTAAAGTTTCAACCTTGTATCCATATTGCCTCCAGAGATCAAAATCTGTTGCACCAGCCCATAGCAACTTTCCATCGGTTTGGCTGGCAACTTCCCCGGTTAAGTTTAATGGTGTATCACCAACAACATCGCATCTGGTAAAATTTGGTGGATTTTCCATAAAATTGGCAGTAATGATTTGATCATCATAAATGACAAATCTTTTCCCAGATCCATAGCCTAGAGTATTAATTGTATCGTCTTCAACAAGATAATCAAATGGTGTAGACCTATAGGTATCACCTGTAATGACATCTATGGTGGTCTGTATTACATCAGAGGTCCTCTCTAAAACCTCTTGAGCACCATTCAGAATATTTGAAAGACCAGAGGTGCCCTGAACAGTATCTTCTTGAACACCTAAGGTATTATTTTCGTTGGTAAGTATGCCAATAGCCTCTTCAAGCTCTTGCTTTCTTTGCAAGCTTGATTTTAACAATCTGACGTAAGAATCTCTGCTAGAAAGTGTTACCTCTAGCTCTCTAATTAACTTATTTATCTTACCAGTAACACTTATATTCTGATCTTCTGATGCCTGACCTTCGGCGGAAGCGGCTTGAGAGAAAATAATGTCTTTTTCTTCAAATTTATCTTTTGCAAAAAGTCCAGCTGCTGGATCTCTGCCAGTTAATTTTTTAAATTCATCTCTAATTTTATTAAGATTACTTGTAGTGGCAATACTTTGTGCGGCTGGATTTCCATATCCATATACTGAATTTTGAAGATCTTCTACCAAGGTTTGTGAGGCAGCAGTTATGGCATCAAATTCCCCCAAAAGGGTGTCAGTATTTCCATCCATAATCCTCACGTCATCTGCCAAGGATACATTCAGAGAGATACCTCCTCCAAGATTATTGGATAGGCTTCTTTGGCTTGCGATACTATCAAACTTAAATCCAGTAGATTCATTCAAGGTATAGTTATTAGATGTGATATTGGCAGTTGGAGCCTCACCCTCTGAGAAGTTTACTCCAAAAAAAGACAAAGAACTATCAGTAACTTTTGTGGAATCTACTAGATATTCTGTTGAGGCTGCATATTTTAGACCTGGTATTAAGCTAGAATCTGGGAATCTGCCTAAGAGTAGGGCGATCAAAACTATTCTAACATTTGAATAGTAGATATTTTCATATAAGGCTTTTTCTCTTGTTTTAAGTGAAGAGGTAATAAAATCTGGAATAATATCTTTTCCAGTAATCTTCTTGTACCTTACTAGATCTCTAAGCAGGGTTAATGGTGTCTTGTTCCACTGTGGTGGTCTCAATTCTATGTGTCCCTGCGAATTGCAGAAAAATTCCATATGAATATTTTTAGCGGCAGAAACACATAGCTCGTAAATGCCCTCGTATTCTCCATCAAATTTTTTATATTGTGAATTATTCATGCCCAAAATAAATGGTCTAATATCTGCTGTATCGTATTGATCTGAGATAATTAAAAAGTTATTATCTCTATTCAATCTTACATCTTCTATTCTTCTCATTGCTCCAACTTTTGACATAGTTCTAACTATCTCTTCATGTTCATCCTTGGTTGATCCTAGGAATAGTGGAGGAGAATTTTGAGAATCAAATAGAGCTCCAAACAAAGAACTTGATGATAATTGCTCTGCAGAATTTATAGAATTATTAACTTCAAGTGCATCTCCAAGCCTAGAAGACAAAGAAGCGTTGATGGAATCAACTTCTGCTTTAAGTGCCAAAATAATTGAAGAGGAAAGATTATTTTGTTTTAATTTTAAAATCTGTTCATTTAGCTTAGCCTTTCTACTAGATAAAATTTTTATCTCATTATTTAACTCTTGCTTCTTACCCTGTAAAGATAATATCTCTAAAGTTGCTGAATTTTGAGTGAAAAGTCTATATGGTTTAAAATTTCCATAAATTTTATTTTGCTTTCTAATTGAATCTAAATATCCAGTTAAAGGATCATTTGAACCAAGTGTTGCTGTAAATCTTGAAGATTTATTTCCAGCCTCAAATGACTGCTCTATAAATCTAAGTAAATTGTATGGTTCTCCGGCAACTAATGTGGAAATAATATTGGCCACGTCTAAGTTGTTTACTGGATTTTTAACAGCACTTGGAGCATAGTATTGTGTATACTGAGCTAGTTCTGCAGAGCTTTTTCCACCGATGGTGTTGAAGTTGGCTGTAGCAGAAATAATGCCGGTCTTCCACCGATAGACAAATCCATCTGCGTGTTGCATGATTTTCTGTCCATCCAAAGATCCAATGCCATTAAACTGTCCCTGATAAATATTAGCAGAACTAGCATTGCTACCTGCTAATAAACCGCTACTGTAAGATAGCAGTTTTGAATCCAATAAGTTTCTATTTTCATCTAATAATTCTATATTTTCATAATCTACGCTATATGTATCTGTTACCTTTAATTTATATGGTGTTAATGGATCCTCAAGAATGCCGCTAACATCTGAAAGAATTGGCTCAGATGGAATTCTACTCCAAGATAGCCAATTCATATTATCTCTTATAGAGACCCTAAGAGATGAGGCTCCATTAGAATAAGATTCTGAGGAAGAATCAACACAACCACAGAATACTTGTATCATACCCAATGAATTATCTTGCTCTTTTCTTAAAGCCTTATAATCTTCATAGGAAATCTGTTGATTGGTATAGAGCTGATATTCTGCTTTAAAAACATTTTCACTAATAGAATATTCTGTCTCATCAGTTAGAAGATCGTCTTCTGCGCCTTTATGTGACTGTCTGAATCTATTACCTCTAATAAAAAAGTGAACATAATCTGATGGATTAACGATTGGTTTTCCTAGATAAAAAACCCTTAAAGATCTTCTAATATAGTCTATATCAATAGAAGAATCTAGCGCATCTGATCCACTTAGTAGTGTTCCGGCCCCAATTAAGGTAATACCATCAGCTATTGGCTTTGTAATGCCGTTAGCAGAAGACATAATTCCATTAGATGCAAGATCAGAAAACAACCCAAGGGTTCCTCTCAGTGCTTCTTCTATGGCTATCTCTATATCATCATCTGTAATCCTACCAATTCCATAAGGAAACTCTAGTGTAAAATTACCAGAAGATGGGCTTGGATTGGTACTAGTATCACAAGAAAAGTCAGTAAAATTAGTGATCTCAATAACCCCAGTACCTGGACCTGTTAGGTAATGATCTATACTATTCGGATCAACTATCCAGGTTGTTAAATTAGCATCCTGGGAAAAGGCATTTCTTTTTATTAAATCTATAATTTCAGAAGTTCTTCCATCGCCAGTAGTAGAGTAGCTATAATAGTCTGCTAGTGATGAAAAATATTGACTAGATCCATTTGATGAAAATGGATCATAAACTCCTGATTTTACTTCTGAATTATATTCTGATTTAAAATAATCTAACTTAAAATTTAATATTTCCCTAGCCTGAAAAGAAGATAATGAAGAAATAAAATCTTTATTAGTTTGTACATAAGATGTTTCTTTTTTTAAAAAACCATCTTTACTTACTTTCAAGTCAGAAGAGACTAGAGAGGTTGCTTCATCAGAATTATTTACAGGTTGTTTTAGCCATTCTTCTAACTTAGAATTGGCATAATCATCTGCATTTTTATAATTTAATTTTGTTAAAAACTGAGAACTAAAAGAATTTGGATTAGATGTTAAAAAAGAACTTTGCTTCATCATAGATGAAAGCAGATTGAGACTATATGTTCCAGTTTTAGTATAAAATTTTTCAAATTTAGTTAAGCTCTCATAAGCTCTAATCTGCTGTACCTTATAGGCAAAAAGAGCTTTTGTAGCTCTAAGTAACATCCTCTCAGTTTTTTCCATATATCTAATATCATTAGCTGATGAAAAAGTAGAAAATGCTTTCTTTTTAACCAAAATAACAGCCTCTGGAGACATAGAGGTGATATTTCTAAACTTTGGACTAGAAGACTTTAAAATATTATCTTCTAGATATAATGATACACCTGTCTCAACCAATCCAGGTCCAGAAATATAAACTGGATTTCCAGTAGTAATATCTTTTCTAACTCTTTGCAAAGTTTGAGCAGTTTTTCTTAATAATTCATTAAAACTCATGGCAGGATTATACTTATCCTGTAATAAGTTTTCTTCTAGAAATAGATTTATTTACTACTGCAGATTCTGGATCTAGAAATCTAGATTTCTGCTCTCTTGTTCCAACAAATGTTCCTGAATTCTCATCTCTATAGAAATTATCGTAGTCATTTTGTTGCCAGGCCTCCTCACCTTCTGTTGGCTCTAGTGGAAAGGAAAGCCTGTTTACACCAGGGTAGGTACCCTTTGAAACAATTGGTCCCTGTGACTTCTCAGTCTTGCCATTTGCATCTAGCGGATTTCTGTGCCATGGCATAAAATTGTTTCTCTCTCCATATTTTCTAGTAACTTTAAATGAAAAATTGTAGTCAAAAAGACCTGGAGATTCACCACTTTCATTAAATCCAAATGAAGTAAAATACCCTCTATAAAAAACTCCGTCATGATACATCTGGATATTTGTAGCAAAGGCCGCTAAAGTTGGAATGGATGGAGCCAGTGCCGGTGTATAATCTGAGCCACCATTTTGAACCAAGTCTGAGAAAACACCAACAGCACTGGATAGTCCGTTAATCGTACTAGAAATTGCACCACCAGTTAGAATGGCGTCTGCAAAAGTTAAACCTAGACCAATACCCTCTAATGTATTGTCTACATCACTAGTCTGTTGTGCAGAATTTATTGACTGATCTATTGCTTCTTGGGCTAACCTCCTATCTCTTTCTTCTAAAATTTTTGGGAAGTGCAATTGTTCATGCCTATAAATAGAATATAGAACATTGATGCCTTCAATTCCAGAAGATCCCGTGGTTCCGCTAACCTCTAATGATGTTAGATTTTCTCCCCAATACTGAATAGAATATCCTCCCTTAGTTAATGTATCTTTGATATTTTTCTGTTCTGTAGTTCTAATTTGGCTTGGATTAATATACATCTTCTTTTTATCCCAATAAATTCCATCAGTTTTTTGAGATCCGTTTTGGGCCCCATTTAACTGTAGAGAATTATTGTTAAAAGTAGATGGAAATCCAGATACAGGAGAAACATCTCTAGTCAAAGAATCCATACTAAGTGGCAAATAAAATATAATTGTTTCTCTTTTTGTTTTCATAATTATTTATCTTTTATTACCATAAATTACATACATTATGGTCCGCTACCATTTCCGGAGTTAAGAGTTGGGGCCTCACTGCCAGATATCTCTACCAGTCTACTAGCGTTTGGTCCGAGCTCAATTTTGACAACCTGTTGACCTTTAAAGACTTCATATAGAGCTTCTTTAAATGACTCTGTTAAAGAAGAAATTTTACCGGAATCATTGCCTGGAGATATTCCATCTATATTGGCATCTGCCGGTATTGGTTTACCTCCAAGTGAGCTAACAAATTTGGCAAGAGCATCATACAAGATATCACGTTGCTGGATAGCATCTTCTCTAGAGAGACCTGTACTTTTAATGGCATCGCCACCTTCTGTAACAACCTTTTCAGCACCTCTTTCTGCTAGTTTGGCACCAGCTGCAGCAAACTCCCTCATGTACTCCCCAAAGTTTCTATTAGAAGTAAACATCTCTGCTGTTAATGAACCAATTGCAGTATTTAGTTTTTGCATCTCATCTAAAGTAGCATCTCTACTTTCTATTTCCATGGATAATTGTTTTGCTAGCTCTTCCTGACCTTGCGAATCACCCATGGCACCAGCTTCATCTATTTTTGATAACAAGTCTAATACAGCATCTTGAGTTGCAGTATCTCTGATGCCATATTGAGACAGCATTTGTCCTTGCATATAAAATTGAGACTGAAGATCCGGAGAGCTAGCAGCCTGCTCCAAGGTAATAATGTTGCCACCAGTCATGGAGGCAATAGTGTCCTTTAGCTGTTTTGCCATCTCAATTGCCATAGATCCTTGATCACCAGTGGCTTCCGCCTCTCTCATGCTCTGTCTCATCTCAATGGAAGTACCCAAAACACCGCCAGAGGTCGCTCCACCTCCTCCTCTTATCTGTGTAAGATAAGCTAGACCATAGTTGTCTGATAGACCGCCAAGAGCTGAAACCAATGATTGAGTAGAATCTGTGGCAACATCAATGCCTAATCCGACATCTTTGACTGTTTTGGCAAAATTTTCTAAAATTGGTCTACCAAAATCTGCCGACATTCCAAGTTTATTAAACTGATTAACTGCAGAATTTAGTGTATTGGCTACTGTGCTAAAAGAAATTCCAGTCTCATTAGCCACCTGTGAAAATCCAGCCATAACCTCAGTTGCCATCTCAGCAGACATTCCCTGTTTAGAGATAGCTGTCTCTAGCAATCTAGCCGACTCAGAAGTTGTAATGCCAGCAGCACTAGCCTGAACTGTTGCTACAGTATATAAATCTAGGTTACCATATGCTGTGGATACTTTTTGGGTCAAAGTATCCATTGTTAAATTTAGACCTTTTGTAGAAGCCAGGAAGCCTCTCAATTCTCCTGTAGAGACACTAGCGGCCCTTGAAAAATCAGTAAGAGCCTGCTCTGGAATTGAGTCAGTCATAGCTCTAGCTGCATCAATTCCCATTCCAAAGGACTTGGTTAGATCCAACATGCTTCTATCAAGATCTCTAACCGGTTTTGAAAATGAATCTCCAAGATTAATTGCATCTTTTGTTGTTTGTCCGAGAACTACTGATAATCCCTTAGTAATTTCTGCAAAGGCAGAGAAAGCGGCAGCCACTCCACCACCAACACCCTGTAACCCTGGAAGCATGGCCAATAGACTGCCGGATACCATGCCTGCTTTTCCAATAGAATCAGACATTTGTGCCGCAGCAGATGTCAAATCCTCAAAGCCAGTCGTTCCATTGGAAAGTCCTTTGCCCAAAGTTTCGACTGCCTGGTTTAAACTTCCAATAAATGATGTAGCTTGTTTTACCCCATCTGCCGTTTTAGCTGATGCTTCACCAAGCTGCTTTATATCATCTGTAGTTCCCACCTAATTCTCCTAAAAATTATCTCTATTTAATTTTAATATTCCAGAAATTTCTTTAGGTAGCCGAACATCTCTAGCACCTTTTCTTTCTACAATATTATTAGAAACATTAGCAGGATTACTATGCTGATAATCAACTTTTAAGAAGTCTTTATTTTTAATCATTTCTTCAAATTCATTATCATTCATAAATCTATCATTTTTCTTAGATTCTCTCATTGACTTAATCTTAGAGACTGCTTCAGGGTTAATAAATGAGGCAATATATTCTGAGAAAGATAAATTAAATTCAAAATCTTCCTCCATATCCTTTCCAATCATAAGGCCATACCAGGCCAATTGAGCGGAATTAATTTTTCTTATCCTCTCATCATCTACTGGGCAGCCCCAGTGCTTGGATAGGGTCCAAAGAATTTTTGATTCTGGACCCTCTATTATTTTTTTACTTCTTCAATCTCAATCTGGGAGTTTGACTCTTCCAATATTTCTTCATAGTTTTTAAATAACTTATTAACAACAGATAGCTGTAAATTTTTTATTACATTTATTTTTTTATCAAACAAATCAACAGAATCATCATCTTCCGATAAATCTTCTATAAGAACTCCATTTACTTTCTCTACAGAAAAAGCAAGAGATACTATTTTTGCATTTAAGAGTCTAATATCTTCTGGCATTTTCATGACCTTTGCCACCATATTTTTTTGATCTTCAGCAGTAATACTTTTAAGAACAAAAGTAAAATCTCCACAAGAAACAGTTCTCTCTATTCTTCCCAGGTAAATAAGGTCTTTTAAGCTTTTAAGAGTCATTTTCTTAGCAGGAGCCTGAGCAGTCCCTGGTGCTTCTTCTTTTTTTGAATCTAATGAAACAGATGTTTTTGACATTTAAATATTAATCTCCAGAAAATATTATACCAAAAAAATAAGCCCATCACCTAAAAGATGATGAGCTTATTATTAATTTTGATTCTAAACTAGAATGCTGCCTTGATAAGACCTGGGAAGTCCAAGCTTCCTCTATAAGTACCATAATCTGCAGCCTGCTCAATTGCGTCAATTTGACGACCTTCTGAGCCAAGATCTCTACCACCACCAACGCCCTGGCTGCTGGCGACTGGTGCGCCGTTTCTTTCGGTACTAACTGACTCGACAGTGATTGATGCGTTTTCTGCGATGGTATAGTCGTTAACTGAATATGATCTTCCAAGTGATCCAAACCAGCAGTTATGATAAGTGGTGACGATTGCACCACCCTCTTCCTCTGTTCCTGTAAATCTATCGATAACTACGATATCAAATGGAATTCTCTGTGAATGAATATTTCTAAAACCTCTTGCCATTGCCTCTGGAAGTGATAGACCGTCAAAAACAATTCTATTAACTGTCAAATCTATTGTTGCTGCGCTCTGTGGTACAGCTTCTACTGTACCATCTGTTCCAACCTCAAAGATTCTCTTAATAGATCTCTGCTGTCTTTCCTCAAATGATTGGATTGCCCCAACTGGCTGATTATTAACGTAGACAATAATCTGGGTGCTTAAAGCAGTTCTTGTTTTTGCACCAGTAACTGCCTCAGAGTCAAATAATGTTCCTGTATATGGATAAGATGCCATCTTAAATTACTCCTTAAATTACGCCAACTTCAATATCTATAAAGACAAAGTTTATTGGGTATGCTGGTACAAATTGCAAGAAAATGTTAATTTGCCTTGGATCAACCTTATCTCTAGAGGCTCTAATATTACCAAAGCTAGTAATCAGACCCTGTGATGCTAGTCCTGTCATGATAACCTTGGTTCTAGCGGAAATTAAGCTTAGAGTATCTGGACCCTGAACACCGCCGATAAATCCTGCCAAAGACTGTCTCAGAACTTGTTTAACTCTATCTCTAATAAAGACGATGGAGATCTCCTCGTCTTCTACATAGCCACTCTGACTAGTTGTTCTGCCGGCCAGAACCTTGCCTCCGCCTGGGATTGGCTGAATAACGGTGGCCCCACTTCCTCCTAATCTATCAAGTATGACTGGCCTAAAGATCTTATCCCTTGTCAGTGTAAAGCCCTGAAGAACCTTGTTGGTTAAGGGTATAGATACATTCTGTGTGGCAGACAGTAGACCTGCAACTGCTGTGGCCATATAGAACCCAGGTAAAGCAACGTTAGTTCCGGAGATATTTCTGACGATAGAATCGGGGTAAAGATAAACTGCCCTTGGTGAAGTGTAATTATCACTTAGCTTATAATTAGCAAGATCTTCTACATCTCCAGTCAAAACCTCTAGTGGGTCATCGCCCTGAATCCCCTCAAGTACACCTAGATCTTCTACTGCCGCAGAAGACTCCCCAAGGATATTGGCTGGGGTTAGGCCAATCTGAGCGCCAATGATAGCCATACGCTCTTTTCTATTGGCGATCGAGCTCATATTCTCGCAGTGGCCAACTGCAGCCTTAAAGATAGAAGAGACTGTGCTAGATGGTAGGGGTACTACAATCTGGGCGTCTGCAGACTCTAACTTTTCAAAGGCTGTAAACCAATTGGTGTCAAAGTAATCAGCATCATTTTCATCTACATAGGTAATTCTAATACCATCACCCTTCTTAATAGCACCGCTCTTGACCAAATCCTTATGAAGCAATAGGGCTGCGCTAACATTGGTAGTATTTGCAGATTTTACAAAAAACTGTACATTAACAAATTTGTTAGTAAAGTTTAGTGTATTGGTTCCAGATCCGACAATTACTGCCTTGGAATCTGAAACAACAGAGCCGATAACAACCTCTGCGGAAACATCGGGAGGTGTTGGTCCATATAGCTGCTCTGAAATATCTGCCAGACTGGTATATATAGTACCAGACAAATCCTCCATGGATTCAATAACAATTGTTGCGCCAGCATGTGATCCATCAAGGTCTAGATAGAGGCTTGATATAGTTCTTCCATCAGAGGCGCTCATCATAACACCATCTTCTGCTGTGAAGAGTATTTCTGTATTAGTATTTACAACTGTATAAGAGAATGGATTATCTGAGCTTGTGATAAAGCTTAATTGCTGAGCATCTGTCTCTAGCTGGCTGTTATAAAATTCAACTTTATTTGGGAAAATTTGAGTCTCAACACCAGCCCTATTGACAAAGATATTAACTCTAGAATCTGCATCTGGCTTACCAGATCTCAAACCTGATGTTGGCCTTGGAATAATAAATCTAAGATCCTCAACACCGCAAAGGTCCTCATCAATAGCTCCAGAACCATCTAGACATCCTGTGAATCCGCCAACTCCAAGGGAATTTACTGCTGTCAGTAATTCTGCAGTAGTCCTTCTTGGTACTGGTGGCTTGCATTGAATGGCCAAGATTCCTGGGGCACCATTCTCGTAGGCCATTTGAGCGCCAAGAGAAAGTGTATTTTCCTCAGATGGTAGTCCGTGCTTCTGGAATAGAAGCTCTGCATCTGTAAAGAACTGTGGATCGTTTAGATCTCCCTCATAAATATATCTAGCAACCAGTCTGTCGCCAAAGCCTAGGGCTCTAGATGCAACATCTACATAAATTCTATCGCCTACCTCGAAAGGTATAGTACCCTCTTTAATACCGGCCAAAAGAATTCCATTTGTCTCAACAAGATGGAAGGTAATGCCATCCTGGGAAATTCCAGATAAACCAACTCCGCTCTGAGCGGGGAAGGCAACAGAATCATCCTCATACTTTCTTACTCTAACACGATTGTTGGCTGTAACTTTTGTAATTACAAATTTTCCACCATCAAAGGTTCCTGTTGGGCAGGCCAAGACAACTTTGCCGACATCTGAGCCGGTAAATTTACCTGTTGCAACATCATCTATAAGAATATTTGTTGCTTTAATTTCCCAGTCTCTAGCAACACCAACACCGCCCAAAGAGTCTGTTGCTAGGCTGACAGTGGTAGTATCTGTTCCAGAATCGTAAGAAATGCTGCTGATCTCTACAGAGGTATAGCCATCAACACAGAGGTAGTCACCTGGAAGTGCCTGTCCTTGTGCTACTAAGTTTCCGGAGAATGTAAAGATATTGGTAGTGTCTGGTGTCTCGCCACCATCTAACTCTGGAGTTCCCTGTCCAAAGTCATCTGATGAGGCTACGGTATAGCCGTCAACACATGGATCTATATTTCCAGATACTGCACCTGATCCACTAGTAAAATATGTGCTGTGGAAGAAGATTGGATTGCCAGTCTGATCATAAACTTGACCAGAGACATCTCCAATTACAGAGAAGGTGGCCCTGCCAGGAATTGGAGATCCGGTTGAATCTCTAACAACAGAGACACACTTTAAGGTCCATCTTTCTGCTGGAGCGCTGTCATCAAGGACATCCAGTACTTTGCATGGAGCGCTTGTATCTGGAACAATGCCATTTCCAATATTTAGAGAGCTAACGGAGTAAACTTTTCCATTTTGATCTTTAATAGATGGCTTTTGTAACTCAATGCATCCAGTATTGATATCAATTCTAAAATCATATTTAGAATCAAATCCAGCCTCATCAATTTCGTCTTCTACTCCGTAAAGCTGTGCTCCATTTAGAGTTACCTCTGTTCTTCCGGAAATAACTGGATAGTTACTTATTCTGAAGAATCTTCCATCGCCACTACCTGTTGGAGAGCAAGCGGCAGAGCCATCTTGCCCAGATCCAGCGGCGGATTCTACGATTACTTCTTCTTTAATTCCCTCGCCCATAATTGCAGCAACCCTTAAACCGCCAGGAATGCTGGCAGCCTTGGAAACAACGCGATCTCTTGCAAATGCGCCAGGTTGAATGTATCCTGATATACCTGGAATGTTAGCCATAAAATCCTCCGATACTTTACATCAAAAAATTTATTATTAGTAGTTATAATTTTTATAATTATATTAGATAATTTGTGTTATCTCTAATATATCTTCATATTTAGTAGTTAATTCTTGGGCTGTCTTTATATTTCCTGGAACTTGATGTAAAGTTGGTTCAATTCTAAAAACTATCTTTTCTACCAAATTATCAATTGGAATTTCAGCCCTCCACTCAGACATAGTATTCAGCGTAATGCTAGTATTATATACATAATCATTAGCATATGGCTCTGCATTTTCTCCGCTAATATTTAACCCAGTAATAAACAAGCCGGCAGCACGAAGTTGGTGCCACAAAGAAAATTGTAGCGCCAAGGTTGTTATGTCTACTAACTCATTTAACTCTGCTAAACTTTCAGAGTAAATTGAAACATCAAAATTTAAATTCCATTTACCAGTGTAGACCCTATGAGTTGGTGTTGAAATTACTCTTCTTCCTCCAAACTCATTTTCTATGACATCGGATCTATATTTTAAAGTCATGTCTTGATTAAAAGAGTTTGGCTTATAACTTCCACCATTTGACTTAATAATTATGGCTGGATAAAACTTAGTTTCGTACCTATACCCATCACTAATCAAAATCTTTGTTGTATCTGGAGAATCTATTGTTTTATCTGTTAGATCTGGTGTTAATGGATAGCCATATTCATCATCTCTATAGGTATATACGGAATCACTTCTGAAGATTTTTCTTAGACCATCTATTAAAAGATATTTTGGATGAACAATTGCTGTTTGTTGAATAATATGATGATCATGAAAATAGCTAGAGTAAACAATATGATCAGCATTAAGCCCCAGTCCTGGAAGATTTGTCTGATCTATCATTATTGTTCTTTTCCTTTCTATAATGTAATGGTAAATATTTATTATCTTCTATTGCAGAAAGATTATCTAAACAGCTTTTTATGTAGAAAATAAATCTATCTAGTTTTTCTTTATCTGACATTTCTTCTTGTGAAATTGAAAATTCACATGTAAAATTAACCTCTGCAATTAAATCATTTTTATTAGTATTTACATTTCCAGAAACAATATTAATTGCATTAGAATCTTTTATTACCAGAGGATTTTTGTTTAAATCTTCTTTAATAAATTTAACAATATTATTTCCAGTTTTAATAGAATCTTCTTTTAAGAAATCATTTGATTTTATTGAAATTGAAAACATTATTTCACCTCATATTCTTTAACATTTTTTGGTATTTCAATTTCTTTATTAACAGGTTTAAATTTATTATGAATGTATTCTATATTATATCTACCTGATGGCAGCCTAGATTCCCAGTAGCCATCTGTATTAGATTTATTTGTTTTTACTAATTTATTGTTGTTATCAAAGATATTGATAACAACATTTTCAACTGGCTGTTTCATTTTATTCATAATAAAGCCATATATTTTAATTGGACCCAAAAGCAATTTATCTGGCTCTCTTGCCACAGGTGTATTATCTGATTCAAAACTAGATACTACTGGCTGACCAGATGCAGAAGCAGTAGGCATAGCTCTAGCAGGCTCTTGTGAAACATTTTTGTTTAACTTTGTTATTTTATTATTTAAAATCTTAATGTTATCATCTATAACTTGAATTTTTTTCTCCAAGTCATTAATTTTTTCTAAAATTTGATAAATAGCATCTATTGCTGAAAATTCTCTTTCCATTTGCCACCTACGCTATCTTAGTCAAAAATCGTATTTCCTACAACAGAAATATTTGACATTGTCAAAGTTATGGATGACATGGTAGGATATACAAATCCAGATATGGTATAGTTTATTGAAGTATTGAAGATTAAATAACTACCGCCAGCGACTGCTGTTGAATTTGGTGATGCCTTTCTAATTGTATTACCATGAACATTGCAGTCTCTAACTATATAAGTACCAGGCTTAGAAACTATTGCTCCAACAGTTGTCCATCCACTACCCATATAATTAAAGACACAATTGGAGATCATAAGGCCTCCAAAATCTGTTGGCGATGATCCAATAGCATCAGATGCCAAAACCATAGTAATTGGCAATATCTGCCTAACTCCATCTAGAGATCCACTGGTATTTGTCGAACTTTCCGACATACTTGATGATCCTTCAAATATTAGGTTATCAAATTTAAAGGAAATAATATCATCTGCTGCAGAAAAACCTTGGGTTATTAAGAAACAAAAATTAAAATTAGAATCAGTAGAAACTGAATAAGAATCAGAATACTTAAGTGTTAAGTTTGTAACTCTGGTTCCATAAATTAAATTAGAAGATTGATTTGCAGCCGAGCTATCATTTGAACCAATTAAAAACATTGCAGAATTATAATCACTTAATGATATCTCCTCGCTTGGATTTGAGGAGAGTAGATCAGCACCCTGCTTCAAGATAGTTGCCGGTCCAGATCCAGCAATTTGGACATCAAAATCTAAAACAATAGTCTCATCAATTTCATAGATACCATTTTTAATAAGAATAGAAGGAATAGACTCAGATTTATTAAACATCTTATAATATCTAGCGTAGTCCACTGCTTCTTTTACTGATGTAAAATGACCTGCCCCATATTCTTTGGCTACAATTATT